AAGAACCTCATACCCACACTGTTAGGTGGAGCCTGTATCTCATTTACTTTCTTTGTTATGGCGTAGGGATTCTGCCACCAACTATATGCACCAGCAGAACTTGCATACAACAACCTAGTATTATACTTTCTGCAATAATCAAATATGGGTTTAGATTTTTCAACATTGTTCTCCCAGAATTTATCAGGATTGTCTACACTATCTCTGAGTGCAGCATAGGCTGCTAGATGAATTATAAGATCATAGTCTGCACACCCAACATCTACAAAATTTTCTATGTCATCTGGTCTATCTAAGCCATCAACATCAAAAATGTCACTCAGAAAATCAAAGACATGACTGCCAATGAAACCTTTGTGACCTGTGACTAATACTTTCATAATACTTTGAGTGTTAGGTGATTATTACAATCACCAAAGAACTTGCCATCAAGATTGTAATTGAATGAGATACTATATCTCTCCTCCTCTGAATGAGATGGAGTTACATAGTGATCTAAGTGAGCAGGGAAAAGAAATATACCACATTGTTGTGGTCTAAATCTCTTCTCAAAACTATTCAGATCATCATACCCAGTAAGAGATGGTTCCCAATAGCTATTGATCCAAGTGGCATTTCTTGTGGTAAAAATAATATCGCCACTATTTTCTGGTGTCTGTAAATAGAACACCCCAGAGAACTGAGTATTATTATGGCGATGTTCCTTTATATAATTTCCTTTCTTTTGTAGATTACCCCAAGAATTAATTCTTTTCAATCCGTGCTTACTAAAATCTATCTGTAAACTTTTAGCAAAATTATATACTTCCTCATCTATTTTTTTTCTTAGATTTTCTAACTCTGGTTCAGATAATAAATCTGCTTCCAGTTTTGTCGTCTCTCCATTCGGGCCTTCATATATGTCTTTGTCACTAGCCCAATCTAGATTTGACACATAATCTATCATAGACTTGAGTTCAGAAGGTCTAAACTCCAAGAAATTTTGATACACTGGCGTTGGAAAAAGAATATGTAATTCAGACATTTACGATTGCATACTATCCATATACTGTTTATCGTTCAATCCCGCTGTCTGAACCTGAGTAAGTCCAATATTACCTTGATACCAACCAGTAGCAATATACTTTGAAGACATAGGAGGATTACCTCTATGTAAATGTGTGTAACCACCTGGCCATATACAAACTGTTCCTTTCTTTGGTTTTACTTTACGTTTTTGATATAACCACTCTGTCTCTCCACCCTCCTCTACGTCATTCAGATATACCATCCATGCCATAGTTCTAGTATTATTATTCCAATTAAGATTCTCAGCATGGAACATATGATACCCCTCTGTGGGATCTGTCTTTTGTAGTAAGACGACAGAACTGACATAGTTAAAATTAGTTAGATATGAAAACTCACTTATGTAATAATAAAGGCATCCATTTACTCCCTGCATTAAATCTCTTGCTTCTCCAGGCGAGAAAGCATCAAGACAAATTTGTTTGTCTTTTACATGAGTATATCTTCTACCTTGAACTTGTTCTGCTGTGTCGATGTAGTTAGTTAGATAGTCGCAGAAATTTGGATCTATCGAATCGGGGAAGACACCAATAAAATCTGTTACATCAAATGGTGGGTTTTGGTCTTTCATTTTTTACCAATAATTTAGGGGGCATCGAGAAGCAGTAAACTTAACTTTGTTGACTAGGAAACACCCACACTCTCTGCATAAGTGACGCTGTTCATCAAATCTATTACACTCTCTACATATATCTATCCTTGCTTTTTTTACTTCTTTTGGCACTAATAAAGTACCCTTACTTACGAAACCTTTTATAACATCATACGCTGTCTTAGAAAATATTTTCGCCTTCTCTAAGTTTGATGGTTCATCATTCAGTTGTGACATGATCGTGAACGTAACATGGAACTCCAGCAGGGTCTAACCATTTTGTATACTCAAAGTCTTCAATAGCTGTTTTCATCTGCATCCAATTATCACAAAGATACATGTCTTTGTATCCATTGTGATTGTTCCACTTTTGAATACGATAATCTGGATGTCCATTCTCTAGGAGATCAGGCATCTTTACATACCTGTATGGGTCATGCTGATACAAAACTTCAATCATAATAAAATAGTATATACTTTATTATACACAATCTTTGTTGGTAAGTCAAGCACCATCATCATGATTCCACATGTGTTCTATATCTTTTGCCTGTCCAGAATCAATAACTGGTTTAAGAATACCTTTGTCTGGAACTAAAGCTATCTGACCATCAGGAGTATCTAGTAAAAAAGTCTCACCAGCTTGTGCTCGATCAATTATCTCACTAAAATTTTCTTCAAGGTATTTGAGACTTATAATTTTCATCGAGGCATTGATAAATCTAAACTAGCATTATTCTCAGCATTAATACGATCTACTTGATTTCTCTTCTTTAAATGTTCTAGAATTTGATCTGGATGTGTCAATTCATATGGAACAATGTCACAATTATTTCTACCACTTTCATATCCAGCTGGAGTCTCTTCTTCAATGTATGTCATCTGGCAGTTGTCTTCAAGTAGGAGAGCAAAACGCCATGTTCTTTTTCCCATACCTCTGTTGTACATTTCAACAACGGTCATACCACCTGACATGCCACCCTGATGATCTATTCTAAGAGTTAAGGCACCATTACCATCTGGAAGATACTTACATTTTTTAATCTTCATTGACTTCCACCAAGCATCCATTACATATGGATCATTCATACAGACAAAGTATATTTCATCTACTTCAGTATCTTTTATGAATGTGTCATATGCAGCTTCATACTCTTTGACCATCTCAGTATCTGTTGGAGAGTAAGCAGCATTGAGTCCGATGAGAAGTACATCTTTACCCTCAAATAAACTAGTGGTGGATTTTCTAACAAGCTTCTTTCTACTCAAAAAGAAAAGTTCAGCATTAGGTAAAAAGTTCATTTCTTCAACTAAATTATTTGTATATTATATATGCCATTATATCATACCTCAATTCTGGTTAACCGTCAACCTGACATATTAATTGTTAATGATAATCTGGGTTCTTCATTAGAACATACTGAATGTTGTGTTCCAGCAGGGATAATTAGAACACCTTCTGGACTCACCTTTTCTACTTGTCCATTGATCTTCCATAAACAAGTTCCGTATATTGGTTTGACTATAACATCATAATCGTGATGATGAGGATCAAAACTTGGTCTCTTAACTTTAGTACCAGCACTTAAATAAAAATTAGCATTTGTTTCAGATCCTTTAAACTCAAACAACTTATCATCAAGAGCTCTGAGTTCTGCGGTAAGATCCATGACATTATTAAGTAAAGTAGTAAAACCTAAGTCATATAATCTCTTCCATTTATCATAAATTAAAAATTTTCTAGAGTCAAAGAATCCATTAGAAGTATTACCACACTGATTGATAACTTCCAATGCTACCTCTGGCCATCTATACTTTATTTGAAGTAGATCTAAGATATCTTCCTCACTTAAATTTATCTCATGCTCACCTATAATTGATGCAGCAGTTTCAAGATACATCAAAATAATCCTTCCTGTAATACCTTCCTAAAACGTTGCTATTGTAATATGCAGGCTCTCCATTGTCAAGAGCCTCTGTTAGAACGTTGTTAACAAACAGTTGTCTGGTCTCTTCATAGTTGGTTTTCCCCAAAGTTGTATGGAGAGACAAGATCTCTCTGGAAAAATTGGATTTTCCAAACTCGGATACGTCGGCTTTGAGTTCGGGGGACGATCCATAATACTTCTTCCAGTCCGACTCGCTAGTAACCTTTCTCTTTCCTCCCTTAGGCTTCCGTTTCTGTACGAAATATTTTCTGCCGATGTACTTCTTACCTGTTGTCTTATTTGTAATGAGGTAGACGTAACCGAAGAAATCGCCAATGTCGTCAGAAGTAAAAGGTTTACCCTCATATAGCCAGGGGTTTTCGTAAACTCCTCCTTCAACCATTTCATGATTTTCATATCTTTACACTATGTATAACAGGTTTTTCATTCCTCAAAACGTTGTATAGATCTCTGTTTTCAGATGCAGATACAGGATAGAACTCAGCACTGGCATCGAATCCATCATACCTTTTTGCTTGGTTGATTACGATAGAACCCTCCTCTCCTGATTTTGATCTGTGAAATGTTCCACGAGGTATCAATAGAGCGCCACTCTGTCTGGTAAGATTGACAAGATGATATGGATACTTCCATTGTAGGTTTACTAATTCAAATGTCCTTGACCCTGATACTACTCTATTGTAATCGTCTTGAAAACTATGAATGTAAAATGATTTTGCACCTACACAATCATCTGGTGGTGAGGTGGCAGGGCCATCATGGATTACTAGGTCTGCTGCGTTAGATTCCTCAACAGATATATCATAGAATACAACAGCGTCTGTCTCTCTAAAGATTCTATGTTTTATAAACTGGACTTCATTCATTTCAATTTACTCCAAGTGTCCTTCCAATCTGTAACTGGTTGAACTGAACCTAAATTATTATTTGTAATTGCATCTGCCAATGGTTTATCATTCCCATAATCATCCAATCTATCTCCAAAGAAAATTACATCA